TACTGATCCTGTTAATGCACTAGCAATATCGTTTAATGTCGTATTTGCCCATGTTGATGATATTGTAGTACCTGTTACTACAGGATTGCCTGCTGGTAACGAATATGTACCCGATCCATTTCTACTCATTTGGAACTCCTTGCGTTTTCTGTTGTAACATCAATGCTCTTGCTAATTCTTGTTGTTTAGTTAATGGAGGCATTAATTTAGAACCTTTGCCTGCATAATACGCTGCCTCACCCATTAATCTAGGGCTTTGCAATGGTAATGCACCTGCTAGTAAAGGATTAGATAACAATGCACCAGCACCTGTTGCCATTGGTGCGATTGAACTTAAACCTCTAGGAGTAGGTGAACTTAATGCTTGACCAGCAAGTCCAGGCATAACTTGTTGCCCACCTTGTTGTTCTAACATCTGCATTTGGTTCATTCTATTACCATAATTGGTGTTTACATTATCTCGCATAACAGACTGTAATTTACGCATTTGTGTATCTGTAGCTGCATTTTTATTTTGACTAAATGTTTTTTTAATTTCATTAATTTGTTCAAGACCATCATGGTACTTTTTCATTACTTGAGAATAAGTTGGTGCTTGTTTGTTAATTTCAGTTTTAATTGAATTATATATATCACCAACGGCTTTTCTAGCACCAGCGTTTTTAAAATCAATATCTTCTAATATTCCACCAACTTTTTGCTTTAAAGTATCTAATCCTTCAGGTGTATGATATTCAACAGGGTCAAGTTTTTTCCAATCATCAATAGTATCTTTAGCTTTAGTTATTTCTTCAATAGCTTTTTCATTCTTAGCTTTGCCTTTAAACATGAACATATCTTCAACATTTTTAACGGCTTGATTAATGCCTGTAAAGTCCAAAACAGACTTATCGTTCTTAATATTAACCATTCCTGATCTATATGAACTAGATAAATCTTTGCCCATTTGGTTTAAATTAGAAGATACTTTGTCTAATATGTCTGTAGGATCAACTTTTTTGCGTAAGTTTTCTAAGAACATCTGACCTGATGCACCACCTTCTTGACCTGATTTATAGGCTTGTTTTATAGGTTCTGCACCTGTGCCTGTAGTCAATCCTAATATTGATGGTGTTATTGCTTTTATTCCTGCACCAAGTAAAGGAAATGCACCACTCAATGCACCACCAATTACGGATGGTGATGTGCGTTCTTCTGCTGTGCCTGGTGTTGTAGCACCTGCTAATGCACCACCAGCTAATGTTTCAGCACCTACACGACCAGCTAAATTTGCAGGAAGTGCAGCCCTTAATCCTTTTGCAAGAGCAGTCCCTGGCAATAAATAAGAACCAATTTGACCACCTGTTGCACTTATAGGCTCAACTTCTTTAGCTTTTCGAACTACATTCTGTCCAAAATCTACCATTTTTTGGCCTGTTTCAGGCATACCTAATTGAGTTAATGCACCTAAACCTTTGACAGTTTCACCTACGGCACTTGCTAAAGGAACTCCAGCTAATGTAGCCAACATAGGGTTTTTAATCTTTGGTATGTCATAGCCACCAATAGACACAGTTCCCTCTTTACTTTGAGGTTTGTAATTAGCTTTAAAATGTGCTAATGCCTCAGCCTCAGTACCTTTACCTTCTACTTCATAAACCACACCATCAGGTGCAGTAATTTCGTAAATAGCCATTATTGTTGTTTCCTTCTAATGGTAAATTTTTCATCAGTAGTTTTTGGTTCTTCTTTTACATTAAACCTGTTTTCAGTTGCATATTCTGTATCAAAACCAAATCTATTTTCAGATCGTTTTAAGAATCTATTAGTTGCTGTAGATGCTCTTTCTACCCAATTTTCCATAATCTTAGGACTTGCCTCGTAGCCTGGGAAATCTTTAATCATTTGTGCCATTTCTTTGTCAGAACTTGCACCTTTCAATCTTGATAAATTATCTAATAAAGCACCAATTTGTAGGTTATTAATCTTTGTTTGAGCATTAATTGTTTCATCTGGCCCTACCATCCTACCAACTCTTGAAGTTGTGTAGTCCGTTAATGACCCATAAGCATTTTTAATGTCTTTTTTACTTAATTGATCTAACTTAAATGCTAAATCTGTTGCAGCATCATGTTCTGTTCTAGCTGCAGTTACAGCAGTTGCAGGGAAAACTTCTCCTTTTGGTGAAATGTAACGACCTGTCTTATCAAACTTACCAACAGGAACTCCATTATTATTTACACCACCTCCCACCATACCAGTTGGATCACCTATATTAATTTTAAGTTGTTTTCTATTGGCATCTTCATTTTGGTATTGTTGATATGAACCTGTGTAACCTTCTTTTTTAGCTAATAAATATTCTTGATACGATACAGGGAATTTTTCTTCTTCAGGTGTGCCTCTAGCTATAACATCACCTTTACGATTAACAACTGTTCCACCTCTAGGAACTACTAATGGAGTATCTTCTTTAAACAAACTCGACATTAATTGAGGTGCTAATGCTTGTCCTCCTGCACCTTGTGCGTTTAATGCTTTCATCAATGCACCCATCTTGTCAGGTGCTACTCCACCTTGCATTTCCATGCTTGGTTGAGTTCCATAGAATCCACTAGGTTGAGCATCTGCATCCGTACTTGGTGCAGTCATAGGTACTGCTACACCTTCTCTACCTTGCATTGTTTCTATAATGTCTTTAGTTTCAGCAACATTTTGTCCACGAATAAGATTAGCTAACTTAGCTTGTCTACTTTCAACATCTTCGCCTGCTTTTCTACCCATATAAGCATTAGCTAAAGGTGCTAATTGTTGTATTATGCTAGGTGCAACATAACGACCACTAACCATTTGACCTTGTGGTTGTTCTAAAGCTCTAGCTTGCAATAAATCTGCAAGTTTCTTCTGTCTTTCAAGAGCCAATATCTCAGGTGCATTTTGATCAAGATAGGGAGATTGTGCCATTATGCTGTCCTCAATAAATTTGCTAGTGCAGTCGTATCTTGCACAGGTTGATTCTGTTGTCCAAAGTTAAATGGATTTTTTTGATTATAAATAGCTGGAGTCATTGTTTGAGGCATTTGTGTACCTCTTAGAATATTTGCCATGTTTGATTGTTGTTGTGATGCTTGTGCGTTCTGTAAAGGTGTTCGTGTTAATGCTTGTGCTGCTCTTTGTTGTGGAGTAAGTAATTTTCTAACAGAATTGGCTGCTTTTAAAGTCTTATATATATCTTTAAGGCTTGGATTTAATGTGTCTGCTAGACTTCCTGTTGGGTCTAGTTCAGGTGATACATCTTCTACAGGTGTTTCAGGACTAAAGTCGTATACAGGTGCTGGCTCAAAAGGAGTTGGATAACTTGTAGGGTCAAGTTCAGGTGAAACTTGTTCTACGGGTACTTCAGGACTAAAATCATATATTGGTGTTGGGTTATATGATGCAAAACTACCTGTAGGATCATATTCAGGTGATACATTTTGTATAGGCACTTCAGGACTAAAATCGTAAGTAGGATAATTAACATCATTTAATAAAGTAGCACCTACATCTGAGGCTATACCTTCACCAGCTAATGTTGGTAATCCTGTTTCTGATGCACTTGTAAATCCTTCTGCACCACCTGAAATTTGACCACCTATTGCTTGAGTAGCAGCAGCAATAGCAGCCGATTTTAATATATCTTCAGGACTTCCACCTTGTATAGCAGTATCAGCACCAACAATAACAGGTATTAATTCAGGATTACCAGATACAGTAGCTGCTACTATTGCAGCAATTTTAATGGGATTTAAATTTCCTAAAGTATCATTTAAAAACCCACTACCCTCACGCAACTTTGATTGATAATGTTCTTGTTCTGCAATATATTTTTGTATTTCATTTTGAGATGGTGCAACAGGCATTTCTTCTTTAACATAATTGCGAGCACCAATAGGAATATTCTCGTACCAAGGTATTGTACGACCTCCGTAATCAATAACCATTGTTATCTCCTACTGATCGAATTATTTGATTAAATTTCATTTAAAATGAGAAATCAAAATAATTGTTTAATAAATCTTGATATGCACCTGGGTCAAGTTCAGGTGAGACAAATTCACGATTATTTAGAAATGCTAAAGGATCAGTATCCATTCCACCTATTCCTGAACCATAAGTTGAGCCTGCTAATCCAATAGATTTTAAAAAGTCTTGATCACCTGTTATTGCAGGTGCACCACTACCAAATAAAGATGACCACAATCCTGAACCACCTATTGCATCTAATCCTTTTGAACCAAGATTATATAATCCACCTAATGCACTATTTGGCCCTGTTCCACCTAATATTGCACTTGCACCAAGTCCTGTTAAACCACCTAACATAGACGACCTTTGTGCTGCTTGTGCGTTCTGTCTTGCAATATCTGTAGCGTTTTGAGAAGTGTAAGCACTTAAATAATCAGGCCCTGCAACGGCTGCTTGGTTATAAGGATTAACATAGCCTGGTGTTGTGGCTGCTCTTAATGAACCTAATGATGCAGTAGGTAATTGATATTGAGTTAGTCCTTGTCCAAAATTAGCTTGTCTTGCTGCATTACTTGCTTGTGTTCCTGCTAATTGATTAGCAAATCCTTGTTGTCCTAATGCGTTATTAAATGCAATATTGCCCAAATTCATGGTGTTTTGATTACCTAATGCTGTATTACCAAAAGTCCCTGCAGCTAAATTTTGATTAAACATTTGATTCTGAATTTGTGAACCAGCTAACTGTGCTTGATTTAATAAGTCATTTTGTTGTTGTGCTATCTGTGTTTTTGCTCGTTTATAAGCCTCAGAACCAGGCATTATTCCTTGATTAGCTAACTGTGCATCACTAGCTTCATTCTGTTGTTGAATTTGTGGATTTAAACGACTCATCAATAAACCAGTTGCTTTATCCCATCCTTCCATACCTGTACCTTGTACAGATGTTTGTAAGTTAGGTGCTTGTCCCACTCCTTGAAACTGCGGCCCTTGTCCTACCATTTGATTTTGATATTGACTTACATCAAAAGGTTGTGCAAAGTTTTGCTGTATTTGACCTGATAAGCTATTTATGGCGTTTTGATAAGGTTGTGCAATCGTTTGATTAGCACTCCATATTGGATTACCTTGTGCATCTGTACCTGTTTGTTGATACTGTAATCCACCAAAAGGAGTCTGTTGATTAACACGATTAGCAGAAGTTGCTTGTAATGCACCAGCAAGATTACCTTGAGCATTTGCTTGTGCAGCTTGTACAAAAGGATTAGAAGAATTAAATTGACCTGATTGTGGTTGTCCAAATGGTGCTTGACCCATGAAATTAGGTTGCACAGATTGAGTATTTACAGGTTGTCCTTGAGGCTGTTGTCCCATAAAATTACCCAACTGGTCGTAGCCTGGAGGTGGTCGTCCCATACTAGGATTTTTTAAAAAATCTTCATACGATTGATTTTGTAAATTAGCTATATTACCTGAACCAAAACCTCCAAAGGGCATCATACGATAATCATCAGTTCCTACTGTGTTTTGTAATTTATTTTGATAATTTTGATACTGTGGTGACTGATAATATGCCGAATTAAAATTTGAAATATTAGACTGAGGTTGTCCTTGGGGTTGTTGTCCTAAACCCATTAAACCTTGACTTTGATCAAATAAACCCATAACTTTCTCCTGTTAAAAGAAACCAAGTTATCGGTTTTAACGATTATACTCGATTTTCTTCAAAAACTATATAACTCCACCAGCTTCCATAACAAAATCGGTAGATGTCCAATGTACTTCTATTCCTTGACTTGCAATACTTAAATTTAACCCTGCACAATAACCTATTCCTGTTACTCCTTGCCAATCTTTATTAAGTGTCAATGTTCCACCCCATATTGCTTGATCCCACAGACTTGTGTCCCATTTACCTAAATTTAATGGACTAGGACTAAATTGCACAGCACCTAAATTATTCTGTTCTTGAAAGTCTGTTGATACATTGCATAAAACGCTTGGTATGCCATTATCTGTTAAGAACATAGGTCTTACCATTGTAAATCTTTTTTGTTGCCCTCTGGTCTCAAAATAGTTATAAGCTTGTTGAACTTGACCTGTGATGTTATTACCATTATCAGCGTTTGTATCCCAAAACTTACCTACATAACCATCACCACCAAAATACATTTCATTAGAACTCATTTGAAAGGTATAAGCCTCAATGCCTGTAAATCTTGCCCATGACTTTGTAATAGAATGCATGACATACTGTTCCATACCTGTAAAAGTAGGAATATTTAATATCAACATATTCTTACCAGCGTAATATGAAATCTGCCAATTAGGTAGACTTGAAAATTGACTCGCTGCTTGACTTACTGCATAGTAAATCTTATCTGTAAGATTAACTCTAGGGTCTAATCGTGAGGACTGTAAAGCACTAGCAAGTGGCACAAGTCCATCTTGAGTAAGTAAGAGAACATCACCACCCCATTTGAAGAAACATCTTCTTGTAAATGTTTGACCTAATTGCCATACTCCTTTTAATGCCCAAGTCGCTGCATTACTAGGATCAGTACCTAAAAAAACGATTGTTTCACCATTACTTGTTACAAATACAGCGTAATCATCTGCACCTTCGCCAGCGTCTATTGTCCATGTTGCCATTGCTTGTAAATAGCCACCATTTCTTGCAATGCTACCAAAATCTAACTGACTTGCTGCACCACCTATGCTTTGAACAGGCATATACCAATTACTTAAACTGTTTTTTTGCGTAAAATACAGTCTGTTTTTAAAAAGATTTACTCCAATAAATGTATTTGAATTAACTCCTGTAATTCCTAAGACTGTGTATGTTCCTACAACTGTTGCATCGGCTGCAGGTGTACTTGCCATTGTGTAAGTAAATGTTGTTGCACCTGTTACTGTAATTCTAAAGTTTCCGTTATATTCACTACTTGTAGCACCTGTAATTGTTACTTGATTATTTGTAACTAACCCATGAGCAGATGCAGTTGTTAAAGTAGCTGTAGTTCCACTTTTTGTAATTGTAGATATAGTCTGTGCAGTCGATGTTGTAGCTACATACGACCAAAATGTTCCGTTATAGACTAGAACTGGGTCTGCACCATTACACGCTACTAGAAAACTACCACCAGAGTTAGTTAAAGATACAAATTGAAACCTATTATTTGTCAATCCTGTAAACACGCTTGTCGCTGTACTTGTTGAGGCATCATAAATAACTGAAGTACCTATTGCAAACAGTTTATTACCTGTTGGACTAGAGTAATTCATCAAAGTATTTACTTGACCTGTAATACCTATTGAATACTTGCTATATCCTTTCCTAAAAGTAATATCTGTTGGTGTAGGAAACCAGTTATTCATTGTTACAGCATCCATTGCATCCATATTAGCTAATGAATCCCTTGCGTTCCAACCCCCAATAGGCGATGGAATAGAGGCTGTTGTTGCTTTCCTTTGTTGTGGAATCATGAGCCGTATCCTGTATCAGGAATATTAGCGTACCCTATCAATACCTTGCTTGGATAAGGTGCAAAACTCAATGTAGCACTACCCTTATCGTTTGCTTTAGCTACACTCAAGTACCTTTCGTAATCTTGTTGTAGGCTTGTAGTATCAAAGCCTTTAATTTGGAAGAACTTGAGTTTAGTAGCAAGCACCATGATTGTATCATCAAGGAAAGTCGTGTCAGTATCAGCAGTAAAGCTGTTTTTAACAGTTCCAGTTGAACTTTCAACCCACCCTTTTGATCTGTATTCATATCCTAGATACTCCTGTGTGTTCATTAATGGCCAAATATGAAAATACTCGCCATAGATTCGCCATCTTACCCTTGGGCCTGTTGAAATATACCCTGACTTTAACCATTGCCATTGCTGTGCATCCTCTGGCCCTAACATTTCCCAATGTTTTGTTTTGTCCCAGTGCGTTCTATCTGTAATAGTCTCGTAATCACTTGGTAAATCATATTCCATCTGGCCAAATGTAAGTGCTATACCGACATTAGTTGCTTCTAAAGGTTGATTAAGAGTAACAGTAGAACCAGACACAGAAACAATAGAACAATCTTGTGGTATTCCTGTGCCAGTTACTTGCCATTTAGTGCTTAAACCTGTTGTATTTGCTACATTTAACAGATTGTAAGAACCATTTACACCATCGCCAGTCGTACTAATCGCTTGTGTGTAGAAACGATATTCCTTTTGCAATGCTCGCCAATCGTATTCTTTAATCAGGTTATAACCAGCACGATTCATCAAAGCCAATAACTGAATTACATCTTGCTGTGTATTACCCGAAACATAAGTTGGTGCAAGTAGACCTAGTTCACTAGATGTTTGTTGCATGAGTTCGAGCATTGTCGATGACATATTATTCCTCTACTTTTGGTTTCCTACCTCTTTTTTGACCAACGGCTGCAAGTAGAGATGTCATTTGGGATTCAAACTTAGTTTGCATCTCCAACATCTTTGCATCTGTTTCTTGCCTTATTTTAGCATTTTCTTCTTTAAGTTTGTTTATTTCTTCTTCTCTTTGTGCTACATCTGCACCCTCTTTAGCCATTTTAAGGAAAGCCTTAGCTTTATCTCTAAAAGTATGTGGTGACATTCCTGCCAACATTCCTAGCTTTTGGATGCTTTGATCGGTTGCCATTGCAATGGACTCGACTGTGTGAAACTTAATTCCACGCAATTCTTCAGCTTGTGTTGAAGTAATCAAAGGCCATTCTTTTAATGAAGTCCCTGAGTAACTTGCATCATCGCCTATGCGATTCATAAAATTAGCCCATTGTATTGGAAACCTGTTCTTATCTGATTCGTATACTTGACGATCAATTTCTGATAGAGAATCGCCTGGTACTACTATCTTAATAAAGACCTTTTCCTCAAAGATTGGTCTACCTTCTTCTAATGTCCTATCAGCGTTTTGTACTTCTCGCTTTTCAAACTTTACTGCTAATCGTGAATCTGCGTTGTGAATATCTGAATCAATCATTTAAAACTCCCAAGTATTTAGGTTTTTAAAAAAAGAAAGGTTGCCATCTCTGACAACCCTTCGACTTACTTACACAGATGCTTTGCTGAACCAGCCATAGTCACCTGATGCCATTGCAGTTGCTGGACTTAGATAAGTACCACCACTTGCTGTTGCTACAAAAGTTGATGCGTTTACTGTGCAAGTTGCTAGTGATGCTGTGATAGCTGCACCAGCTTTTGCAAATACATAACGCAAACCATCTGAACCAAACACTTGCAAACCTAACGGGCCTTGTGTTGGAATATCAGTTCCATCACTAGATTCGTTGTAGTTAGAGATGTTGGTTAAATCAATCCCTGCGGTAGGGGTTACTGAATAAGCCATGATTTATTTCCTTTCTTAGGCAATTAACTTGCCCTGTAAAAATTGGTTAGAACAAGTGAGATTACCAGCCCATCCATACAACTTAACAATCGCATCTTGGTTGATAGCTTGTCTTTCGCCACCAATAGGAACGAAATTGCGTTCTTTGTGTGGGCGTAGGAAAATGTAATCAGTATTCAAGAAGAACATTGTGTTAGCTGTAGCTTGTGAGCCTACACCACCACCTAGAACCACATCGGCACTTGTACCACCACCATAGAACTTGAGGGATGCAAAACCTGATGCACCTGATTCCTCAGAAGTAATACGCTGAATAGCTTGTAGTGCTTGAACATAGAAAGAGTAGTAGTTGTTATCAGCAACGATTAAGTCAGCTTTGTCTGTTCCACGAACTAATTGAATAGCTGTAGAAGTCATCTTAGCCAAGATTGTTGTTGCACTAACTGCTACACCACCAGTAGTAACGATTGGTCTCCAGAATGTCCAGTTGGCACGATTAATACCACCATAAGTACCAGTAGCAGCATTATCAGGGATAGCTGCAGCCAAACCTGTAATGTTCTTACCACCATTACCTGTTCCATCAAGATACAAGTCACCAGAGATTCGGTTTAGCAATCGAGCCTCAGATACTTGCATACGACCATCTAGTAAGTCGATAATCGCCTCTTTAGAACTGTTCTGCAACATTTCTAGACCACTCATTGTTACGCTATCAGCGTACTGAGTAATTGAATACTGAGCAGCACTAATAGGGCTATCAGGGGAAATATTTAATACTTCGTATCCCGAATAGCTGTTAGCGTTATTTGTTGCATTCTGTTACTTCAGCTTTCGCTTACTGACCATTTCTGGCGGTTCAAGTTCTTCGACTTAAACTCTAGGACTTCTGCTAACTTAAGTTATATCCTAGTTCAGACTATCGCACCACCTTTTCAGGTGTTTTCTCACTTAGTCGTTCAGGCTGCTTTCGCTTGCCCCCTGTCGCCTACTTCTAGGCTTCCAAGTCAATCAGAGAAAATTATTCAATTTGCGTTTTAATGCAAAAGGCCACCAGCAATTAATGGATCATTATACATAATCTCCTGAAGGATAACATTCCCCCCTGAGAAAGGCTTGATGTTACCTTTTTGGTCAAGTCTTTGTAGTATTGCATTGTTTTGTGTTAAGTTATCTGCCAACTCACCACTACGACTTTGAATAGTCGTTGCGATAATATCGGTGATAGCACTATTAGCGTAAGCCATAATAATATCCTTTTTAGTTTAGTTAAACCCGACCACCCATAGATTGATTTAATTGTTCCTCAATCACAGATCGTCTATCCTTTTTATCAACTGTTGTACTTATTCCGCTAGGTGTAACGGATCGAGGACTTAATGCAGTCGATTTTGCTTTAGCTACTCGTTGTGCTTGGCTTTGTGTAGAACCTTGTTTGAGGAGTCGTTCTCTCTCAAGTTCCCATACATCGTCTTGTAAACGCACAGCTTTTGCATAAGCACCTTCAAGGTCTTGGGCATAACCTTTCTCAAGTAATTGAGCCATAGTTTCCCTAACCGATTCAAAATGTGGAAACTTCTCCACATTCGTTGCTACTCGATTGATTTCTGACATCAACCGATTGTTTTCTTCTTGCTCATACCGAGACTTAATAGTACCAACTTCTTGGTTCATGTGTTGAAGTTGTGCCATTAATTGCTGAGTATAAGGGTCAATTTGTTGCTTTTGCATCTCCCCTTGGTTTAATTGTATACCATAGTCTTGTGCAAGTCGATGAAACATTTGGATTTTTTGCTCAGGAGGTGCTTGACTTAGTATCAAATGTGCCCTTCCTAAGTTATTAATCCATTGTGCCTCATTAATATTCTGTTGTTTAAGGTGTTCTCTAAAAGGTGCAATAGCCTCATCTAGTGGCTTAAATCTATCTGCCTCTGCCTTATAGGTATTAACCCCTTTTTTGTATTCAGACTCCCTCTGATTTAAGTATTCAAGGTGTTTCTTGCGTTCATCGCTAGATAATTCTTCACCATTTTGAATCTTGTCCCAAATTGGCAAATATTCTTTTTTCCATGTTGTAGGTCTAATAGGCTTAGATTCTTCTACAATTTCTTCTTGTGGCTCATCATGTGAGCCTTCTTCTTCTACCTCAATCGGCTCTGGTTGTTGTTCTTCCCTGACTTCTTCTACTGGGTCTGTGCTAAACGCTTCTTCTAGTGCTGATCGTAAATCTGCCATTTTTCTCTCCAAGTGTTCGGATTAATATTTCAATTTAGAATACACAATCTCACCAATCTTAGCTTTTAACTTCGGATCGTAATACTTCTTTTGCGTGTTTTCTTGCTTTTCATTACCTACTTCGATGCAACCATGATCTTTTAAATGTGTTCTATGTCGTGATCTTGAGGTTATCCAACTACCATCAATCATTGACTTATAAGGTTGTATATCACTCATAACCATGTTAGCTTGTCGCTTGACATCTTTCATAGCCCATGACTTTTCAGCCTCATCTTTACCTATAGTAGGAGTCCAATGGGCTAAAAATGCTTCTTTATCTGTCATTACATTCTCCTTATTAAGTCTGGTATCTGATCGTAGTCTTTTTCATCAACACATATTACAGAGTCATACCAACTACCATGTTTCCATCGCCAACATTTAAACTCGTCTCTAGGCATAAGCACAATACACTTTACTCCTAATGCACCAGCTAAATGTGCAGTACCAGTATCAACAGTTACCACACCTTTCATAGCTTTAATGTGACTAGCAGTTTTAGACCAATCTTTTTTCCATCCATCGTTAGGTAAAGGATACCAAAACTCGTCACCTTCAGGGTTAAGAGAGTAAGCATTTGCACCTATTAATTCAAGCATATTCTTAGGGTGCATAGTCTTTACATAATGCAAAATACCCTTAGATGTAGCCCAATTTACCCCTATCTTGCTTGGTATATTTGATGGTATTGCTTCAAAATAACCCTCACTACCGACAATTTTCTGCAAATTACAAGGAAATAATGCTTTAACACTTGGATGTTGTAACGAAATGTAATAGGGTAAAGATATAGCACCAATCCAATAATCTGATTCAACTGCTGTTCCTTCTTCACAAGCATTGGTAAACACATCTACGCTACTAATCTGTCCTAAAAGGTAATGTAATGAGTCGTGATTAAGACTAACGACCTTTCTTGCACCTAAGACTTTTAAAGCTGGTAAGAATCTAGCGTATTGAATAATATCGCCAAAACCTTGCTCATGCACAACTGTTATTGACTTTCCTATGAGACATTCGCCTCGCCAAACAGGAATATTTAAAGGTTTGACATAGCCTGCAGCTTGATTTGCCATGATCTCTGGATGCCATCTGTACTCAAATAGTCTGAAACCAGCATCTAATCTTCCAGCGTGTAAATGCTCGTAAGCCTTCTTGTATTCGTTATGAGGATTTAATGTAGGAGTATTAATATAGCCTCCTCATCATCTTGATCTGCTCTAGTCTTGGTATTTTGTATAGCCAATTCCATATTAAGTCTATAGATTTCTTGTCGTACTTGTATAGCATGGATAAGTTTCTGTCGTTCATTTTCAAGTGATTGAATGTCAAAATCGACTTTTTCTATCTTCGGTTGTATAGATTTTACTTTAACTTCAATGACTTTGCGTACTTCTTTTGGGTCAATTAAGTTAGTTAATGCCTCTTTTCTTGCCCTAATCTTCTCAATTCTTAATCTGTTGCGTTCATTCTCTGCTTGCTGTCGTTTCTTGAGTAATGCTCGAATCCTTCTTAGTTCTTCCTTAGTAATACCATCGTGCATATCCATTTCAGATGTTGTTGTCTGAAACGCATTATTTTGAAAAGCATTTACTTGGAAAGCTGCTTGAAACATTTAGAAAGTCCCACCAAAGATTCCTGTTGTTGCTGTAATCGTAGTACCTGTAATTGTGTTTGGTGTTGTTCCACCTATAACTGGAGGTGCTGATAAGTCTAATGTCCCACCTAATGTAAGACTTCCTGTAGTCGTAACTGTACCACTTAGTGATATACCTGAGACTGTACCTGTGCCACTTACGCTAGTTACAGTTCCAGTTGTATTAGATTTATTGTTAAATGTTGTCCAATCAGTCGATGTTAGATAACCATTAACGCTTGCTGTAGCTGCAGGCATACTAATCGCTGGTGTTGCACCACCACTTGAGACTACAGGACTTGTACCTGTAACGCTTGTAACAGTTCCTGTTGTTGGTGTTGTCCATGTTGGAGTAGCACCTGTGCCAGCAGATGTAAGTACTTGACCACTTGTACCTTGTGAACCATCAAAGCTTGTTGTGCCTGTAACGCTTAAATTAGTAAAGCTACCAGCAGCAGGGGTTATTGAACCTATTGTAATGTTGTCCATTTCACCAACAAAAGTAGGTGCAATTTCAACAGAATTAACACCTGTAGGCTTTATGTGGACATGGCCTGTACCTGTCGGGCTAATGTCAATTTGTGCGTTTGTACCGTTTAAATTGGTAGAAACATTGATGGACATATTGTCACCACCACCAGCACCAACACTCATTTGGGTAGTTCCACCTGAGTTTTTAAGTGCTAAACCACCTGAATTTGATGCTTGAACAATGGGGGTAGTTACGCTAGTAGAGGCGGCCAAAGTAGTAAAACCTGTAGCTGCACCTGCATCACTTACAGTTACCACGCTGTTTTGCAGTAATTTGCCTGTAGTTGTATCAAACCTAGCTATTGCATTGTCTGTAGCACTTGCAGGGCCTACTACATCGCCTAAAGGATTGACTGACCAAGAAGTATCTGTGCCATCTGTTGTTAGATACTTACCTGTATTACCTGTTTGACTAGGTGCTAGTGCATTAAACGCAAGATTAGCAGTAGTTTGACCAGTTCCACCATTAACAATAGGAATAGTTCCTGTTAATACATGGTCTGCGTTCCAATCACTAGGTCTTACTAGACTTGTATCTGCCTCATCAGGTATTGCTGAAACTTTTAAATGCTTAACTGTAATAGCCATTATTGGACTCCTACAATTTTGCCTTGCTCATCCCTTATTACTTGTTTTGGTCTGTTTGATGCCTCTTGCTGTTGTTGTAAAGTACCTATTAACTGTCCGATTGTATTAGTCATACTCTGATTACCTTGACTAATTGCGTTCGCTATAGGTGCTAAAGGATGTTCTTGTGCTTTCATCATATCTTCGTCATTCTGATACTCTGCATAAGCCATTGCCCCATCGTCTAAGCCATTAGATATTCGTGCAGTTTCAATCTTCGCACCATTGTTGATGTATGCAAGAAGAATCTGTGTGTTCCTCTCTGTCATCATCTTCATTTGTGCTAACTTCATCTCCATCTCACGATCCATAGTCTGTCGTTGAGCCTCTAACTGGTTGCGTAGCGTGTTTTCTTGTGCTTGCATCTCTTGTTTATGTTGCTCAACTTGCATCTGTTGTTGCATCTTAGCTTGTTCTAACTGAGACATCATTTGCATCTCAGCTTGTTTAGCCTGGCTTTGTGCTTGAATCTTCATCATCTCAGGATTAGGCTGTGGTTGTCGTGGTTGTTTAGCCATTTCTTTGAGTTTATCTGCTGTTTCATCAATTAAACCCTCTAAACCTTTACCAACTTTAAACCCTGTTACACCAAACTTGAGCATTTCCATAGCCATAGGTACTAATTCAGGTGCATTTTGTCCTAAAGGTATGATGTTTTGCATGAAATTACCTACTGAACTCAAGAACTCCATGCGATCTTGCTTCTCTTGCATCTCATCTTGGTAAATCATCGAATCTGAGGTGACTTCTATCCTAAAATTCTTGGCACTT